TGCTATCGACAAAGCACAATCTAAAGGTTTAATTAAAGCAAACAAAGCTGCTCGTGATAAGTCACGTATGGCTGCTCGTTTAGCTAAATAATTGACTTAAAAAACTGGCGAACCGAATTTTTTTGGTTCGCCAGTTTTTTCTTTTAGAAGATTGTAAATGTCAATCTTAGTAATTTTATTACTGATATTTTCAATTTTATTTATACAGTAATAAACTTTCAACATTATATTTCATCACAGAAAATAAAAGGAGCAACAACTCAGAGCAAGCTTAATTTTTTATAGTTTGCCCCAAAATTGCCCCCCCTTCGGCTTATTTTTTAATAATTTTATCATTCGTTATTAAAGGGTATAAAAAAAGAAACCCTGCAACAGCAAGGTTTCTAACGTTTTTAGCCACGGCGACGTTCTGGAATACGAGCTGCTTTACCGTGTAATGCACGTAATTACACATGATATTTTTCTATAACTTAAAGGTTATTTAAACGTATATATACCAATATTAGTCTGTACTTTATATATTTTATACTATTACTATATTAATTAAAAATTACTATTTTTTTGCTACCAAATTGCTACCATTTTTATCAATAAATCCTAGATAAAATAACTGTTACTTCTCTCATGAATATTATATCAAAAAAGACACCTTGCCTCTACTTATATAATAGTAGAAACAAGGTGTCTTATGTTTTCTAAGAATAATAAAAAAACCTTTCTGTTAGAATAACAGGAAGGAAGAAATAGATGGTAACTAACCACAACTTCTTTTTTGAGGTAACTAACCTCATATTAACCTACTACTTAAATTATATAGCAGCATATAAATTTGTCAATATATCACTTTGATTATATAACTTTTTGAACTTTTCCATAGTTTTCTGTAACTGATGATTTAGCAAAAATCATGGTATTTTGTTTTCTGTAGTTGCTATGCTTTTCTATTCAACGTATTCAAGTCGTATTCAAATGTATACTATAATCAACGTGCAGCAATTAATTGACTGACTTGATACACCTATCCATTTAATGTATAGATTTGGATAGGTGTTTTTTGTGCAAAAAAAAATAAGCCCACCAACAAAGGTGAGCTTGATGTTAAAAATTGAATATTAAGTTCTAATTGCTTGAATTATATCATAAGGGAGACTATTCTGTAAACTTACCCCAATAATCAATACGTAATCCATTAAAACTGCGTCCTGTTGGTAAATATCCATAACCATTTGAACGTGGTTGTCTAATCCATACGTATCCACCACTATGTGTGACTGCGTCGTATTCAACTACGGAACCTTTAGGTAGAACTGCAATCTTAGTTGAATTTGTAGTAGCTCCCCAACGTAATACGATACCTTCGTCAACGGTGACTGTAAATTTGCCTTTCTCGAAATACCAACATACACCTAAGTCGTCGTAAAATGATTTAGGTGTGCCTTGTGGCTTTACAACTGGTTTAGGTGCTTGTGGTTGTGTGATAACTCCATTAGGTTTAGCAAACTTATCCCAAGCACTCGCATCCAGATACCAGATAGATCTATCCATATCACCGCCAGTATACTGCCAACCAGCAATAGAACCAAAAGCACCACTAGATACAGACATATTAGGCACAGTCCAAGAGTTCCAGTTCATGCTTGCATACTTGGCTACCCAAACAGCACAATCTTTAGCACAGTTAGCCACTTGATTTAAAGCTGATTCCTGAACATAGATAACACACCATACTCCAGTCAAACAGTGTACCTCGTCTACAAACTGACGAACCCAGTTAGTATTTCCCCATGCTGAATTTTGGTAACCTTCCCAGTCAATAATCAACATACCTTGGCCAACGTAATTCCGAATGTTATTAATAAAATACTGTGCTTCTGCTACTGGATTACCACCACCAGCGTAATGATACAAGCCACGTTTCTTACCAAGTTGACCAGCTAGATCCCATTGGTGGTTACATTTAGGATTAACGTAACCTGTTCCTTGAGTAGCTTTAACGATAACTCCTTGAGCGTGTGGATCACGAATAATATAATCTTCAGATCCCGAATAAACGTCTACTGTGTACATAACCATGTTACTTGTCCTCCTCATGTTTTATCTTATATTCATCAGATAATTTATAGATGTATTTTTTTAACCATTCCGGCAATGGCAAGCCTATCTGTCCCCAATTTTCAATAAATGACACTGCATAAAATAGATTACAGAAAACAATAAATGAATCTGCTGCACTTGCAAAACCACTTGCAGTAATGATTGGATAGACAGAAAGACCAACAAAAAGGACTAATCCATGTTTGATTAGTCCATTAATTCCTTTTGTGCTACTTGTACTTTTTGCAACAATTGACTTAACAAATCCTGTTGCTATATCTGCAATAATAAGCCATATAAACAACCAAATTAGTGGGTTATCATACATTCCATGCAAATTATCAAAAATAATTTGATGAAATGGTCTAGGTGGCTCTAACAATCTTATCAAAATTATCACGTCCTTATATTATGGATTATATGGAGTGGCTACTTCGCCCTCTTCCAATTTAATATTTTTATACCAAACTTCTCCTATAAATTCTTTTGTATCTGTTCCTAATGTTACTACATAAGGAGAGAGATCTTCTGTCAAAGTGAATGTTGTACTAAATCTCGTCCAATCTCTTACAGATCCTAGGTCTATATATTTATCACTTCCTAATTGCCCTTTATTATCATCAATTCTTCTTAGATCTAAAGAACTTGTCCCAGATTTTCCATTTGTGGATATAACCTTGTAATCTATACTAATAGTATATTTTTTACCAACATTTAATCTTGAAGCGTCGTACAAATATATCATATTCATGGTTCTAGAACTTGTGATAGCAGTATTTTTATGAATTAATGGATTTCCATGTTCATCTATCAATGTACTATTCTTTAGCAAGTTAGGGTTACTTATAGTGTTATTTATTGTATAGATAACCTGATTAAGTTGTAATTTGGTTGCTAGGTCTTCTGGAGCAGGACTCCACGGTGTAGCTACGGTGCTTTTCTCTAGTTTAATTTTAGCTATATATAAACCACTTTGATTACTACCACTGTTTCCATTATTATCAAATCTGATATATCCTTCATCACACTCTTCTGTGTTGAAAGTGACGCTAACATACTCAGCATGACCGCCAGAATATCTACGCTCTTTTATCAGTTGTTTTATGACGGTAAAATTTGATGTTTCCCCATTTTTCCTACCGAAGAACCATGTATCTGAATTCGGCACATAATCATCTTTAAAAGCCCAATAGCTTAATGTGTAGTCAGTGTTTCGGTCAACTTTGATTAGGTCACTATTAAATACAGCTTCACCACCATTAGTTGATCTGTTAATTAATAAGAATAGATTTTCTTGGTTATTTTTCCAATATGGGTGCTTAGTAACCCTTAAAATAGCATGTGAACCATTGGTATGCTGCCAACCATCTGTATTTTGCGGGTTTCCACTATTACGTACTAAGTTTACTCCCCCGCCACTAACCATTGGTATAGCTGTCTTAACAACTTCTTGAGCAAAACCATCAGAATTTTGTAGAAAAGGAGAGTTGGTAATTATATTTCCCATTGATTGCCATTGATTATCACTTTTGATAGCGGTAATAGCATCATTTTTAGCGTTGGTTCTAGCATCATTAGCTGCAAATTGAATATTATTCGCTATTTCATTTTCTTTACTTGTAGCCCTGTCTTTTTCTTTATCTATTTTGACATCAATATAATTTTCACGACTCATAGCTCGATTTTGTTCAGTAGTAATTATCCCAGATAAATCATTTTCAGCCTGTATAGCTCGATTCTTTTCAGCACTCAAACTAGCTGTTAGATCTTTTTCTGTTTTTTGAGCTCTGCTAACCTCAGAATCTATTTTATTTTGTAGCTCTATTTCTGATTGATTTGCTCTATTCTTCTCAATTTCTAAGTCTTTTTGTAAACTCGTTTCCTTTTCTGTAGCCCTAGAAGTTTCTTTATCTAACTTGGTTTGAGTTTCATTTCTTAAGTTGGATAAATCTCCTAGAGTTGCTATAGCAGCAGTGTCAACTTGTAAGGTCACTCTATCATTGTTACTAAATTTGATACCTAAATTAATTTGCAAGTTAGTAGAACCACTACCATCATACGAATTCATATATTGTGGTTGATTAGCTTTGATTACTGCAAATAATTTTAGATCTTGACTATCTTTTAGTTTGGCAATTAAAAAAATGGAATTAAGTGTATAGTCAGATTTAACATCATGACCATCAAACACTAATTCCATCCTAGTTATATTTTTACCTATGGTAATATTATTGATCGTACCTGTTTGATTTTTAGAGGCTCTACCATTGATATCATCATATGTTTCTGAAATTAATTGACTCTCACTATAAGCAGTAGATGAAGCAATAGCATTAATAAATTCAACTTTCTTGTCTTGTTGGCTAGCCTCTTGTAACAACGTTACACCTTCATTTGTTACTTTGGTTGTAAATTTATTAGCCATTCTTATCCTCCTCTGTTATGATAATTGAACTTTGTGTACCAGCCACAATTTTTACTTCTCCACTAGAATTATCAATAAACCTTATTTCTTGGACTCTAATTCCAGCTGCTGCAGTACTTTCGATTCTCTTCAATAAATATTGTTGTTTCCATGGATCATTGGCAAATTCTAAAGGAATATCTTTAATAATTATTGCTTGTGGTTCGTTTTCTAATGGCAACACCTTAATATTTCTGACGTCAACACCTAATGAATTTTTGATGATAGTCAAAATTCCATTAACTGTTGCATCTCCTTTTCTACTAGCAATTTTAGATTTTAGTATTACTCTATAAAACTCATCATCAGCTTTTCCTCGAACTTCACCAACTTTTTCACCAATTTTATCAAGTAAATTTCCACTAGCATTATCTATATTTCTATAATATTCAATTTGTTTAAATAGACCTTGAATATTGGATAGATACTCTGCAAAAAAAGTAACTAGCTTATTTATATTAGGATTATAGATAGCATCAACTGACCCAGGCATTCGTGATATAAATTCTTTTAAAATATCCATTACTCTATCACCAACCCATTATCAGCTAATTCTGCAGTTTCAAAGTTTTTTAATTGAATGTCCTCTGCTTTTACATCTTCAAGAGAAAAGCCCACTTTGATATCAGCAACTACTATTCCTGAAATTTCCGAATATATCCTCTGATACAACTTGGTATAGTGTAGTACATTTCCCATGCCAACGCTTGATATATAAGATTGAACAATTTCTTTTATTCTTGCATTACCGTCGTTAGGATACATATCTCCCTTTTCTACATGTATCTTGACATATATTTTTTTATTTTCAGGATAATCAAAGGCTATCTCATGGCTAATCCCTGCTATATCTTCAATTTGTACTTTTTGCTGACCTACTGTTTTTATTCCAGCAGCTACTGTTTCAAAGATAGCCTTAGCTATATCTTCTTTATATCCACCATCTACGTAAATATGAAGAGATTTAGCTGGAGTATTATTAGTACTATCATCTTGCATAGTATCGTTAGTTATAATCTTAACTGACTTCACTCCAGAAACTTTACTGATTCCAGCTAAAACTCCATTATAAGGACTTGCTGGAACAGAAGCATTAGATAAAGCAATACGTTTTCTGAGAGATTCATCACTTTCTATGTCAGCACCACCGTATACTTCTTCTAGAGTAGCATACATAATAGTTTCAACTGGGGTTACTTGAGATAGCGTAAAAATTCCATCTTTGTTGTACTTCATTCCTAATTCATTAGCATATAATAAGCGACTTGTTCCTATACCAAGATTTCCACTTACAGCTTGAATAGTACCATATCCGACAATATCTAATGTCTTCTTAGAGATATCTTCTAAAACAATATCTTCAGTTGTAACATACATTAGTTCATCACTAGTTTTAAATAGAGTTCCTGTTGGTACTATATAGCCTGCTTGTCCCCAAATTTTAAT